ACTATAGCTGGTAAAGATTTGCGTTTATCGACTGCCGAAAAGGTACTGAATGCGATCAGAGTTTACGCATTACAGCAAACCCAAGGCAATCAGTAACAATTGGGAGCAATTAGTTACTGGCTTGGTGTCACTGCGCCATGACCGAGGCTGGTCGCAAGAAGAATTAGCTGACCGCATTGGCTGCGCTTCATCACTGATCCACAAGTGGGAGCAGTACAAGCGAGTGCCATCTAACTTTCTTTTAATCTGTTGGATGGATGCACTTGAAGCGCAAGTCGAAATCAAAACCAAATAAGACAGGCCACTCACAAAAATGCCAAGGCTGCGGTGACATCACACCTTGGTATGTAATCTATGGGCATGGGGTATTGGTCTGCGTCTCATGCCATGAGGAAAAACGATGGCAACATCTCAGCGCAATAAAGGAAACTATCACGAAAAGTGGTGGGTCGAATGGCTATCCTCGTTCGGTGCCAAAGCGAAAAGGCAACCTCTCTCAGGACAGTTGGGTGGAGAGTTTAGCGGAGACATCCGCATCGAAACCAAAGCCGGAGTTCTGATAGCTGAGAGCAAGTACCAAGCCACAGGGCGTGGCTTTAGCTTCTTATCCAAGACACATAAAGAACAGGAGGCTGACATCTATTTGCTCAAGCAAAAGAGTGGCCCGAACTTTATATGTATTGAAGCCAGCAACCCTATCGCTGGAAAAATAATCGGCTGGCTATCAAGGAGGGAAGAAGAATAGCCAGCCGATATCACTATCTGCGGCGATGGGAGACTAACAGGCCGCAATTCATACTGCATTAACGCTTGCTTCTTGTCAATTATATATTAGACTGGTGCATATATGCAGCATTATAAAAACACAGCAGATTATATTGAACGCGCCATGCTTGGTAGGCCGGAAGGCTACCCAGTCTGGCTGCGCTTTGCCGATTGCCAGCTAATCAATCGATTGCTGGCTGAAGCTGCGGCAAGCAGCGATGACCCAGAGGTTCGTAAATTATACGAACGATTCAATAGCCAATACAAGGAGGGCTAAATGGATACCCAGACTGAACATCTCTATCGTGCTAACGCACCAATCACCAGCATCGAAGCAGCCGAGAGCATTGATGTTACTCACTTAGAAAAGATCGTGCTTGATGTCATCAAGTATTACACAAGAGAAGCAGCGTCAGCTTGTTACGATGGCTGCATCTCTGATGATGTGCGCAAGCGTTGCAAGAATGAGCATGGCATCGATAGCTATTCATCTGTCACTGCTAGGTTTGCATCGTTAGAACGCAAGGGCTTGATCGAATACACTGGCGACAAACAGCCCGGTCTCAGTGGGCGCAAGCAAAGAGTAATGATCGCAACAAATGTTTAGTATGATGGCAGACGCAATGCGTCTCGACATAAAGGATCCACTTGCCAAGTGGTTGCTTGTCACTTTGTGTGACTATGCCAATGACCAAGGCGAGTGCTGGCCTAGTACCTTTACCCTTGCCAAACGTACTGGCATGGGTCGGTCAACAGTAGCCAAGAAACTAAATCTTTTAATCGATGGTGGTTACATCAAACGCATGCCTACTGCGTTCAACTCAAGCACATACCGTGTCTATGTGGGAGGCACCGGTGTCTCTGTGGTAGACACCACTGTCTCTGAGGTGGGCAGTAACCTATCAATAACCAATCATAAACCAAAGAGAAAGGCGGGTGTGTATATGCCTGATGATTGGGTTGCATCACCAGAGTTGCGCGCAGAGATAGACGCAATTCCAAACATAAAGGAGATAGACCATGACGCTGAACAAATTGAGTTCCGTGAATATTGGCAAGCCTCGGGAAGAAAGTACATTAGCTGGGATCGTAAGTACAAATGGTTCATGTCCAACTACCGTACCCAAGAGCGAGGTTTCATTAACAGCGGGGGCGCAGCGTCAGCTAGAGGTGGGGGATCCAAACAAGGTCTCAGCCAAAGTGAGAGAATGCGTCAGTTCCTTGCTTCCTAGCTTGCGAGAAAATCATAGCCAAGACTTTACACTCATGGGCTATTCAATTGGGCGTGAAGATATTGACAAGCTCCAATCTGCTTTAAGAGTAGTGGAGCAAAGCATGGAGCCTTTACCTCATAAGCTGATGACGAAGCACATCAAAACAATTGCGCCATTAGTTACGCTTGGTGCTTCATTCGATCCTGATATGTTGAATGGTAAAGTCGAGGCACTGGCTAGAGAATTGTCGCAGTACCCTGCCGATATAGTTATCTATGCTGTCGATAAGGTTAAGAAGAAAGCAAGGTTCTTTCCATCTTTTGCAGAGTTTGCAGAGATCTGTGAACCTATGGCTGCACCGCGTATTCTTTTGCGAAACAAACTGCATAAATGCATTGATATGCACAGGTAGATGTGCAATAATGCAGTATAAATAAAGGAGTGAACATGGAACGTAAGGGTTTCATCGGAGGTTCTGACCTCTACAATATATTACGCGGTGACTGGCATGACTTATGGCTGGTCAAGACAGGTCGCAAGCAGCCGGATGATCTAAGCCACATCTTCAAGGTCAACCTTGGCAATGTGACTGAGCAGTTCAATCTTGATTGGCTGTCCAAAGATACTGGCTTGGCTATGCCTCGCGCTTCTGAAGACGTCGAAGAAAAGAAACTCATAATAAAAGCCAGGTCGCATGTCGGAATCATAGAGATTCCTATCAAAGCCAAGGTCGATGCTATTGCTGAAGATGAAGAAGGTGTGCAGTACGTTGTCGAGTGCAAGCATACATCTAGCAATCGCAACATGAACGACATGCTTGAGAGTTACATGCCTCAGGTTCAGATGTACATGCATTGCCACGCCATAGACAAAGCGTATCTGTCTGTCATCTTTGGCAACACGCATGATTACTGTGTCGTTGATCGAAGCAAAGAATATTTTAATGCCGTTATAGATCGTGTCGCTGACTTCTGGCAATTCGTTGTTGATGATACCGAGCCGCCAATGGACGCAGCACGGTACAAGATTGACTGGTCTTCCATCGACATCAACGGCCTCAAGCTGCGTGATGCCAGCAAGGACAATCATTTCACATCACTCGCCTCTGACTTTGTGCTGACGCAAAACAAAGCCAAAGAACATGAGGCCATCAAGAAAGAACTGCGCTCGCTCGTTGCTGACGATGAGCGTGAGGTTTTCTGTGACTTACTCACTATCAAACGCGACAAGCGAGGGGCTTGCCGCATCACTGTAAAAGAAGGAGACGCCAATCATGGCTGAGAAAGCATTCAAAGAAGATCCAAAGCCTGCAAACTTTGACGAAGCAATGCTTGCATTCCAAAAGCTGCAAGTATCTGCCGTCAAGTCGGGCAAGAACCCACACTTCAAATCTAATTACGCAACGCTTGAAGAAGTAATCAAGGCTGCGTCACAAGCCAATGAGTTCGGGTTGTACTTTACGCAGCCGCTAGATCTCATCGTGCTTGGCGATCAGATCATTCAAGTAGTGCAGACCACTATCGTTCATGCGCCAACAGGAGAGAAGCGGGTTAGCCCCTGCCCTGTGCGCAGCAAAGATCCATCCGATGCTCAGAAGATGGGCAGCGGTATCACCTATGCAAAACGCTATGGCTTACAAGCTGCGTTTGCATTGCCGTCAGCAGATGATGACGGTAACGAAGCGTCAAAAGGCGCACCAACTAAACCTACCATTGTGGTAACACCAACAGCGGGAGCTTCATTCTAATGGAATACGACAACACTAATCAGGGTGCAGCGCACCCACCGTTCGAGACACAGCAGCTTATCCTAACAGGTAAGCTGGATGTGGAGGGTGACAACAAGCAAGTCGCTATCGTCAAAGACACAGACAAGAATGGCGAAGCTATCCTTGTTGTGTATCAGCGCATCGGTTGCATGTACTCTAACGCTGATGCAACAGCAGAGAACAAGCAGCCTGCCTATTCCGGGCCACAAGATGGCAACCGCAGACTAGCAGCATGGCGGTCAACATCAAAAGATGGGGTCAACTTCCTCTCTCTTA